CCTAGCGATCTGGGGTGTCATAAGCGACGACTGTCCAGAGACTTCCATCTCCGAAATCGTTGATTGCTTGATACCGGTGGCGGCGCCGAGCCCGTGCTGCGTCAACTTGGCATGCTTCCGCGCCGCGATGACACGGGTCGCAAACTCGGTTCGGTCTCTGGTCGCCATACACGCAGAGTAATTTGGGCCGTTAACGGATGACCGCTTGACAACGTACCGGCGCTCCGGTATTCTGCCGGCTATGGACTGGTCACAACTCATCTCAAGCATTCAGAAGCGCGGCCTTAGCCAAATGCAGATCGCTGCGATCTGTGGATGTGGCCAAGCAACCATCAGCGACCTTTTGAAGCGCGCAACGTCCGAGCCGCGATTCACGCTCGGCCAACAACTGGTCGCGCTCTCGAAGGCAAGCGATCGAGAGCTGAAGCGCCTTTGTTCCAAACAACGGGCGGAGGTCTGAGCGATGGCCCACCTCCTTGGCCTCTTCATCGGCCTCTTCGGCGCAACTCTCGCGCTGTTTGGCTACCTTGACCATGACACGCACGTACTGGCTGCCGGCCTTGTTGGCTGCTTGGTTGGCGTGTTCCTTCTCTGCACTGGGGAGAGCTAGGTCATGCCGTTTCTTCTCGAAGCCTTCTTCGTCTTGATCGGCGCCATCGCTGTAGCCGCCTGGCTCACCGTCTGGCTGAACAAGCCCAGCGACAAGGACTGAATCGTGGACTACGACTTCTCCAAGCTCACGCCCCTGCAAGAGTGGCTCATTTGCTACCAAGGTTGGCGAGTCGGGCAAACCTATCCGGACGGAAGTGTTTGGCCCCAGCCTGGTAAGCGCACCGTCAAGAAGTTGATCGAGCGCGGGTTGATGACGGCTGTGAGTCGCACGGTTCCCGACCGCTTCATGAACATTCCCATTAGCGTCACCGAGTACCACGTTGCCCCCGAGGTCCATCTGGCTTGGTGTTTCTCTTGCGGTAGCGAGGACTGACCCATGGCCTACGTCGCCTTCGGCCTCTACGTCCTTCTGCTGCTTGCCTGCTTCATCGCTGGCAGTCCTGCAGTCACCCGCAGCAATGAAGACATCGGCGAGGCCGACGACTGCGGCATCGAAAACACAAACCCAACCGCCTGACTTTGTTCTGGCATTCCCACTAGAGGCTCCCGTATGGACAGGCAAGTGACTCGAACCACTCCCCACGGGAAGTTCAAGGCTCAACGGGACCGCGCTGCCTTTCGCGGCATCCCATGGGAACTCACCTTTGAGCAATGGTGGGGCATCTGGGAAGCCTCTGGAAAGTGGGAGAAGCGAGGGAAGACAAAGGGCTGCTACGTGATGGCCCGCCGCGGGGACCAGGGCGCTTATTCCGTGGGGAACGTCTTCATCTGCACCCATGCGCAAAACGTCCGAGACGCGCATGCCGGTCGCAAGTCGCCGCTCGGCAAAGGCCGTGGCTGGACGTTCCGACACAACAACAAGACCAACCCCTATCAAGTGGTCATTGGTCGCAACTACATCGGTGTGTTCCCGACTCAGGCTGAAGCCGAGGCGGCCTACCAACTCGCTGTCTCGAAGGTTCGTGTTTCGCATTCGCCTATTTTTTTGCATACCAGTGACAACGACTGACAAGAGGAGTTATCAGTGACTCTCACTACCCCCAAAAAACAGCTCACGATTGACTTTGAGCCCGGTCTTGTGGAGCGCCATCGCAACCTCCGCGATTGCATCGGTGCAGGGATCTATCGCCGTGGCCTTTCGACCTGCGCGATTGATCTCAACGAGTCGCCCGGCAACCTGAGCAACCAACTCAGCGACGAGTCTCAGCGCAAGTTCGGCGTTGATGAATTCGAGACGTACCTCGAAAAAACGAACGACTTCACGCCCATCTACTACCTGATGGCGAAGTTCCTCCACAAGCCTGAGGTTGAGAGTTCCGCCGCCTTGCAGGCGCTGCCGGAAGCCCTTGCTGCCGTTCAGGCTCTCATGAAGAAAGCAGGCTTGGCATGAACTTCCAACTTTCCGACGAGATGGTCGCTGCCATGGACGACACCGCGGACTACATGCACCAGCCCGCATCGCGTGATTCCGCCTTCTTCTGGCGCGGCACGCCCAGCGTCGTTACGCCCCAGCTTCGCCCCCACAAGATGGACCGCAGCACCGAAGCCCGGCGTTATTGCTATCCGGTTGAAGGTCAAGCTGCAGGGGAGGCTTCTTTCCATCGGCGCCAGGCCATTCGCTTGGGAGGCATCTGATGATCGCCTACACATCCCTCGAGGCCTACGACGAGTTGCGCGAAGCCGGTGACTTGCCTCCCATGGAAGCCCGCGTAATGCGAGTGTTCGAAACGTCAGGGGCTGGAGCTTCGTACTCACGCCAGCAGATCTCGCAGATCTCCGGCATGCCCATCAACTGCGTCTGCGGCCGGGTTAACACGCTCGTGGCGAACGGCGTTCTTGAAGAACACGGCACACGCATCGATCCGACCACGCGCAAGCCTCAGAAGCTTGTGCGCGTGGCGTGGGGGTACTGATGGCCGGCGACTGGATCAAGATGCGTTCGGACCTTCACACGCATCCGAAGGTTGTCCGAATCTCGTCCGCATTGAAAGCGGACAGACTTCGGGTCGTTGGCGGACTGCATGCGGTCTGGTGTCTGTTTGATGTGCACTCAGAAGACGGAATGCTGTCCGGTTACACCGCGGAAACCGTCGATGAGTTGATCGGTTTCGCAGGCTTCGCGAACGCGATGTGTGCAGTTCAGTGGCTCAAAGCGGAGCCCGATGGACTGTCACTTCCGGAGTTCGATGAGCACAACGGACAGAGCGCAAAGCGCCGTGCCAGCGAGACGAAGCGCAAGCGCCAAGAGCGCGACAAGGACGGCTCTGACGATGACCGCAATACGTCCGCATCTGATGCGGACAAGAAGCGGTCTAGAGAAGAGAAGAGAAGAACTACTACCTCACTACGTTCGGTAGATGGCGCGGAGCGCGCGACTCGCAAATGCCCGGTGACGTTCGAAGTCACTTTTGAACTGCAGGACTGGGCAAACCGCGAAGCGCCCGGCATTGACTGGAAGCGAGAAACCGACAAGTTCCGCGACTACACGTTCAAGACCGCGCACAGCGACTGGGCTGGGGCGTGGCGCAACTGGATGCGGCGATGCGGCGAGAGCCGAGCTACATCGAAATCCGCGCCTCAAGGCCGGCACAGCGCTGCCGCTGCCGCCATCTTCGACATGGACCCCCAAGGAGTCATCAATGTTTAAACCCGTCGTGGTGAGTGCGGACGACTTCCGCAAGCCTGCGCCAGTCGCAGACGAGACCATCGTCAACAACGTGTTCAAGGTGCTGCACGGTTGCTACGGCAATCTGTTCCTGAGCAAGTTCGCTTCTGGTGTCACCGACGCTGCTGGCCGAGATCTCGGTGTCGCCAGCGCTCGCAAGGTCTGGGCGCACAGCCTGCGCCGGTTCGATGAAGGCACGGTCGTTACGGCGCTCGAGCATTGCCAAGCCCGTCACCCCGAGTACCCGCCGAGCCTCCCTCAATTCGTCGCCCTGTGTGCGGCGGCGATGCCTCGCGAGGTGTTCCGGGGCGGAAACGCCATCGGCATGAGCGACGAGCTGCGCAGCAGGTATGCCCGCCAGGCTAGGGCGATCAACGAGAAGCACGCCGAGCGTGCGCGTCGTCGCGCCACCGGAGACAAGCCGTTGCCGCCCGGTCTTGATGGCCTGAAGCAGGCAATCGCGAACGCCATCGGCTGTGCTGGCGGAAACGAAGCCGCGGCGCTCCTGCGGTTGGATCGCGTATTTACGGGGCAAGGCAAATGATCCGCGCCCGCGAATCCCTCGACCGCTGGGCTGTCTACGCCCACAACATCCTCGACCGTGTGCAGCGTGGCGCGTTCGTCAAGGGCAACCACATCGACTGGGCTTTGGCGTATCTCGGCGACTCGGAGGGTTCGACAAAGATCCCCGAGGACTTGTGCGGCGGTCATCGCCACCGGAAGGCTGAGGCATGACAAATGACCTGCCAAACCTGCCAGCACTGGAGCCCGAAGAGGGCGCTAGGGATGTCGAAGCACAGCTACGGGCTCTGCGTCAAAAGTTTCCTGCAATCGACATGTACCGCACCGCAGCACCAGTGCCAAAGGCACCAGGCGGCGAATGCGGAGGTGATTGCAAAGCGTGTGGTGTGGCTCAACAAGGAGAAATGAAATGACAGCATCGACCAAGATTCAATGGCGCGTGCAGGTTCGCAAGAGCAGGGCGCACAAGTGGGTGAACAAGGGGTTGTTTGAGACGAGGCAGGTAGCTCGCGATGCCGCCAGCCTCTTCCGCGACTCGTCAACCGTAACCGACACCGGAAATTCGAGGTCATGGGTTCCGCCATACCGCTTCGGCAACACCCGAGTCGTCCGGTACGTCAAGGGGGCCTGACATGTTCACCGCCTACAGAACCCAACCCACCATGATCCAGAGCGAGAAGACTGGTGAATGGCGCTTCATCCGCTGGGAAAAGCTCGGCCCTGCCCGAGACATGGCAGAGGCGAAGCGAATCTACGGCGGCTCGCCTGTGCTTGAGGTGGCGCGATGAATCTGGAGAAGACCGGCTGGCCGCCCGGCTTGCTGCAAGACGACGACAAGAAGCTCAGCCAGTGGCTTGCTGGCCGCCCCGACGCGCGGCTGAAGGTTCGAGAGGTGGTGGCTGAGATCACCTACCGCCCCGACATCACGGAAGAGTTCGTCAAGGCCGAGGCCATCGCTGCAGCGAAAGCAGGCGCAACCGGCGAATCGTGCCCGTACACAAAGTGGACTTCGCCTTGGTATGTCTGGCACCGGGAATTTGGCAACGCAGGAGGGAAGCAGAAATGACCATGTACACCGACAAGAACATCGCTGTCGTCCTGGATGACTACATCAGCGACAAGTGGGGAGACAAGCACGGTCACTACAAGATCGCTGCCCGGGCGCTCGAAACCGGCCAGGTAGAGCTATCCCTGATGGTGCATGGCAAGCGACCGCCGACGCGCCGCGTGCTCGCTGCCATGGGCTTGGAGCGCATTACCGCATACGTGCCGAAGGAGCCGAAATGATCAACTGGCCCGCCGTTCTGTCTGGCGCTTTGGTTGCCTATGTCGGGTTTATCTCCCTGCTGGTCTACGACATCAAAGGGGAGCTTTCCAAACCGGCCGCGGCCAAGGCGTGCGTGGTGAAGCCGAGGGTGATGCTGTGAGCAACGTAACGCCTACGTTTTCTGGTGAGGTGCAGTTTCGCCGCTATTCCGACACCAGCACCCAAGGGCAACAGGTTGTCTTCGCTGTGCAGGACCGGGAGGCGCTGGAATCGTTCGTGGGCATGGAGGGGAAGCGCTTCATGGCTGTGCTGGTGCAGATCGGGGACGACGACCAGCCAGTGCAGGGCGACGAGAAAACTGCAGGTGGGCCGCAAAACAGCAGGACCATTGATAAACCGCAGGCCAAGCGCGAATACCTCGGCGACCTCTGCTATCGGGCAGTGCAGTGGTGCAACGACCCGGAGTTTCAGCGCTGGGTGCGCGAACGTACTGGGACAAGCGCGCCCGTCGATGCCGACATGGCGAAGCAGTTCATTTTGATGAAGTGCGGCGTTGAATCCCGCAAGGAGCTGGATACAGAAGCAGAGGCGGCCGAGAAATTCCGGCGCACGGTCATGGCGCCTTGGAACAAGTACTTGATCGCGCGGAGGTCGGCATGAACTGGAATTTCCCGGATCAGGTCTACCGCGCAGGGTGGTTTCGCCTGTGGACCCTCGGGCCAGGCATTGCATGGACGAAAGAGCATCCGCTCTTCAGCGAGCGAGTCGGCGTGCGAAAGCCCTTCATCGTAATCAAGGGCTGGCGCTTCTTCTTTGTGCGGGGGTGGAAGCTATGAAGCCGCGTCTCCGGCGCACTCCTGGCGTCCCAGGCCTCTCGCCGCAAACGTGGTGGTGCACGGGCGGCGGAGCCGTGGGCTATGGGGAGACACCCACAGCGGCTTATAGCCTCTGGTCGCAAAGCCAGATGCAAATGCAAAGCATGAATCCGGTGTGGCTTCGGGAATCCCCGCCGAAACCGTTGAGCATCTTTGATCGATGGGCAAAGAGCAGTGAGGAATGGTGGCGCTGATGCTGACCCCCAACCTCAAACCCAAGCCCTGCGGCCATTGTGGCGCCACCTTCACCCCTGCGCGCCCCATGCAGGCCGTGTGCTCGCCCATCTGCGCGTCACGGTTGGTGAAGGCCAAGAACAGCCAGGAGCGGGCGCAGTTCAAGGAGCGGAAGGAGAAGCTGAAAAAGACATCCGAGTGGGAAGCCGAGTGCCGTGCCATCGTCCAGGCCATCGCTCGCATTCGGGACAAGGATGACGGCTGTATCTCCTGCCATCTGCCGGCCACATGGGGTGGGCAGTGGCACGGCTCGCACTTCCGCAGCCATGGCGCGGCGTCGGCAGTCCAGTTCCACCTCTGGAATATTCACAAATCTTGCTCATCGTGCAATCGGGACAAGGGCGGAAACATCATCGAGTACCGCCCGCGCCTGGTCGAGAAGATCGGGCAGGAGAAGGTCGATTGGCTGATGAGCCAGAACCAGATCGTCCGCCACACGGTGGATTACTACAAGCGCTTCAAGGCCGTCATGGGCAAGAGGCTGCGCAGACTTCAAAAGAGGACGAAATGACCAATCCAACGCTGACCGAGGCGCGCCGAGCTTTGAAACATTGGTCCAAGGAGGTGGAACGCCTTCAGGATGAACGATGCGCCAAGTACGGACACGCTAAGGGCGAACGGGCATTCGCACACTACTTCTACTGCAAGTGCTGCGGTGGGCAGATCGCGGATTGGGACTTTAGGAAAAAACCCACACCCCTCCCAGTCATCGACCCTTCGCTACTGGAGGTGGGGAAGTGAAGCCCGACCAAGCGCAAATCACGGTTGAGATCCGCCCGCCCGGCTACGGGAGGGTCATGGCAATCACGCTTCCTATTGACCTCTACGAGGCTAGGCGGCTGCTCCGGCACATCGACTTTCCGAGCAGCGATGCAGGGCTGGCGGTCATGTTCTGCACGCCAGATGCGGAACGAAAGCTGATGGAGCGCAAGAGGGTGATCGCAGAGATCGCCCGTGTGGTGGCGCATGCAATGGCGGACCTGCTGGGCGCGAAGGACACCGAGATGGGATACCCCAAGGAGCGGCCATGATGAACGACAGCCAACACATCCTAGACGACGTGCTCTCTCGGTGGCATTCCTGGGCCAAGAGCTACAAGGCCAACCAGCAAACCCCGCGCGACCCCATCTTTCGAGACGCCAAGAGCGGAAGAGGGTGGGACAGCACTGACGAAATCATCGAGGACGAGATCCAGAACTCGATGATGGAGGCGGTCGATTTTCAGGTGAGCGAGATGCAAGACCCGTACCGGGCAGCGATCTACATCCTGGCTCGGAACCTGAGCACGGGCCGGAGTGTGTGGCTGTCGCCGCGGCTGCCGGTGGACCCAATGGAGCGCGCTACCATCATCAGCGAGGCTCGAATCCAATTGACCAGGCGGCTACAGGCTGCAGGAGTGATGTGATGAAAGCGGAAGAATTCCAAGTGGAACTTGTCTACGGCACCATAGAGGTGGAGGCTGGGCTTTTCTTCCATGAGGATGGCCGCGTCGAGGGCATGGGGCGGCGCATCGAACGAAACCGGGCTGGCGAGGTTGTGCTGGTGACGCCGTGGGAGCGGAATGGAATCGCGCTCGTCTACTCGTAGGGCGTAAACAACTTTTACAACTAATCCATTGACGCAACAGAGTTGCAGTAGCATTATGTCGTTCGGTGGGACAGGTGCCTCCAGAATTTGAGGCTCATCACGCATGCGGATTGGCAGAGAGAACGGGACGTGAATCGCTGGAGGCATCTGGCAATTTCGGGATACCGTCGTTATCGCACTGGCCAGTGACAGTCCGCAGTCGTGATGGTGATCGAGGTTCGATTCCTCGCTGTCGTGCCCTCGGGTGCGGCGGGCAACGGGCACGCGCGCGCAGCCACTCCCATCAATCCACAAGCCGCCCAGGTTCGCCTCGGCGGCTTTTTCGTTTACGCCGGGGCAGACCATCACCTCATCTGGCTCATAGCCTCAGGTCTAGCCCGGCACCTATTTCAGTGAATGCGCAGGCTGATGCGCAGAGGCAGACCGGTAGCCAGCCCGGGAGTTGCACAGAGCTTCCGAGAATCCTGTAAGCCGGAGATCAGCACCGGCCACTGAAACCTATTCCAGCTGTGGTGCAGCTGATAGAGAGGACACCCAGTAGGGTGAAGTGGCGACTAACCATCGACATCCTCGCGCCGAGTGGAAGCCTCGGATCTATAAGGAAGCAGCATGGCGCAAGTAACGCAAAGCCTGATCGATAGTTGGAAGATGGCTATTGCATCAGACCTGCCGCCAAGCTTCACCCTGAATGAGTTCAGCCAGTTGTGCTTTGTTTGGGAGCGCATGGAGAGGATGAACAAGCGCCGCCTGATGTTCAACCCATTCACTGGGAAGCCTCGACGCCCGGAGGACATCCGGAGTGACCCAGCAGGGGCTCTGATACACGATCCCGAAGAGCCATTGCTGATGGCATCTCGCTAACCCAAATTTCTCCTTGGCTGACCGCCAGCCTTAGCCCGCCCCTTCGCAAGATCGGGCGGGTTTTTCATTTCAAACCGCACCGAGGCGTTCTCGGGGCTCTAAGGAGCGAAAGGCCGGGTTCTATAAAAGACCCGGATAGAAATAGCCATGGCAAAGGGATTTAAAACGGGCGGCAGACAGCCTGGAAGCGTCAACAAGGCTACGAAAGAGTTTCGTGAGACGGTGACCAAGCTTCTGTCTGATAACGCGGATAACGTTGCTTCCTGGCTTGCTCAAGTAGCGGAGGGTCACGGCGACAACAAGCCAGACCCGGCTAAGGCGCTCGATCTCTTGGCAAAACTGGCCGAGTTCGGCGCGCCGAAGCTCGCGCGCACTGAATTGACAGGCGACGGCGGCGGCCCTGTTGTCGTCACAACCAGCCCGACTGACGAGCGCCTGTGAAGCTGACGGCCCGGCAACTCGCCGCACAGGAAGTGCTGGCGGGAGATGCCACGCACTGCATGCTGTTCGGCGGCAGTCGGTCGGGCAAGACGTTTCTATTAGTGCGCAACGTGGTGATGAGGGCGATGAAGGCCCCGAAGAGCAGGCATGCCATCCTCCGCTTCCGCTTCAACGCCATCAAGGCGTCAGTGATCTTCGACACCTTCCCGAAGGTGATGGAGTTGTGCTTCCCCGGCGTGAAGTACACGCTGAGCAAGACAGATTGGTTCGTTGAGTTCGATGGTCTCGGCTCTCAGATCTGGTTCGGTGGCCTTGATGACAAGGAGCGCACCGAAAAGATTCTGGGCATGGAGTTCGTGACCATCTACCTGAACGAATCCAGCCAGATCCCGCAGGGCTCGAGAGACATTGCTGTCACGCGCCTGGCGCAGCAGGTGTTCCAGGTCATCGAAGGCAAAGAGCCCGTGCCGCTCAAGCCTCGCATGTACTACGACTGCAATCCGCCGTCCAAGGTGCATTGGGCCTACAAGCTGTTTGTCGAGAAGCGCGACCCGGAAACCAAGCTCCCGCTGAGTCGGCCTGATGACTACGCGGCGTTCCAGATCAACCCGCAGGACAACGCAGAAAACGTGTCGGCGGGCTATCTGGACACGCTGAAGAACCTTAGCGCGAGACTTCAGAAGCGGTTTCTCAAGGGGGAGTTCGCTGATGCGACGCCAAACGCTCTCTTCCATGACGAGACGTTTGACAAATGGCGCGTGCTCGATGGTGTTCTTCCTGATTTTGTGCGTGTTGTTGTGGGTGTTGACCCTTCCGGTTCTGGCGATGTGGACAACGCGGACAACGATGCGATTGGCATCGTGGTTGGTGCGCTGGGCACGGACGGCAACGCATACCTGCTCGAGGACTGCACGGTGAAGGTTGGCCCTGCGACGTGGGGAAAGATCGCCACAGACGCATACGACCGCCACAAGGCTGATGTTGTCGTCGGGGAAATGAACTACGGCGGCGAGATGGTCCGCTACACGATCCAGACCTGCCGCCCTCGGACGCCTTTCAAGGCGGTCAACGCAACCCGCGGCAAGGTGGTTCGTGCCGAGCCGTTCAGCTCTCTGTATGAGCAAGGGAAGGTTCGCCACGTAGGCGACTTCATGGAACTGGAGGACGAGCTTGCGGCGTTCTCAACAGTCGGATTCCTGGGAGAGAGCAGCCCGAACCGAGCCGACGCATGGATATGGGTTCTCACTGAGCTATTCCCCGGAATGGTGAAGCCTCAGGCTGAGAAGAAGCAAACCACACAACGACCGAGGGCTGCCGTAAGAGGCGGCGCTGGCTGGATGACCTAACCCAATGAACGAAAAGAAACTTCTTGAACTTGCCCGCGAGCAGTACGCCGAAGCCGTAGAGGGCCTGAGCCGTACACGCGAAGAGTTCGAGGAAGACCTGCGCATCTTCGACGGCGAGGGGATCTGGCCCGAACAGCTGCGCAGGGCTCGTGAGGGAGATCCGAAGGGCGCTCGACCCTGCCTGAACATCTCCGACCTTGCTCCGCGCGTTCACCAGGTCACGAACGATTTCCGCCAGAACCGTCCGGCGATGAAGATCCGTCCGGTGGATGATGAGGCCGATCCTGAGACGGCGAAGATCTTCAACGGCTTGGCTCGTCACGTCGAGCAGTCGTCGGACGCGGACATCGCATATGAGTCTGCCAACTTCTACGAGACAGTCGGCGGTGAAGGCTGGTTCCGCATGGTCGAAGAGTATTGCGACGGCTCGCGTGAGCTGGCAATCCGCCCGGTCTTCAACACTTGCTCCGTCAAGCCTGACCCGTTCGCCTACGACCCTGTGGGCGCGACGATGCGGTATTGCTTCCTTGACGAGGATGTGCCCCGCGCCGTGTTCGAGCGCGAGCATCCAGGCGTTGAAGCGATCGGCTGGGACGGCGATGACCAGTACGGCTGGGTCACGGAAGACACCATTCGTGTGTGCGAGTGGTTCCACATCGAGACCAAGAGCAAGAACCGCATCAAGACCGCTCAGGGCGAGGTCTCGGAAGACGAATATTGGACGACGGCCCAGGAGACCGGTGAAAAGCCCCAGGTCATGGGCACCTACGAGGACAAGCGCACTGTCGTTGTGTGGCGCAAGCTCGTTGCCGGCAAGGTCCTGAAGACAGTTGAACTGCCGATCACCTGGATTCCGGTGTTCCGCATGGCTGGTGAGTCCTACATCAAGGATGGCAAGCCGGTGATGAAGGGCCTTGTCCGCGACTCGCGCGACTCGGTGAGGATGGTGAGCTACATGTTCTCCACCTACGTGGAAGCAACGGCACTCCAGCCCAAGGCGCCATTCGTTGGTGCTGCCGGTGCGTTCGATGGCTTCGAGGATCAGTGGGCCGCGGCGAACAGCGACAACGCAGCGTACCTCGAGTACAACACCGTGGATGTGAATGGCAACCCAGCGCCGCCGCCGCAGCGTTCGCAGCCGCCGTTGGCATCGCAGGGGATCATGCAGGGCCTGGCGCTCGCCAAGGACGCGCTGAAGGACACATCCGGCCTCGGTGCTGCCTCTCTCGGCCAGAAGGGCAACGAGACCAGCGGCAAGGCCATCCTCGCCCGCCAGAAGGAAGGGGATGTATCGACGTTCCACCTTGCCGACAACGGAGCCAAGGCGATCAAGCACTGTGGCCGCGTGTTCGTTCAGTGGGCGCCGAAGGTCTACGACGAATCCAAGGTTGCCCGGATCATTGGCGAGGACGGATCGGCGGATAAGGCCTATCTCGATGTGGACCAGCCTGAGGCGATGCGCAAAATCCCTCAGTCTGACGGCTCGATCCGCAAGATCTACAACCTCGGTGTTGGCAAATACGACGTTGTTGCATCGGTTGGCCCGAGCTACACCACCAAGCGCGTCGAGCAGGCCGAGATGATGAACCAGCTCTTCCAGAGCTTCCCCGAGTCCTTCCAGGTGCTCGGAGACATCTTCATGGAGAACCAGGACGGGCCGGGCACAGACCGCATGGCGAAGCGCCTGAAGGCCATGCTGCCGCCGCCAGCCGCTCAAGCCGACGAGGACGAAGAGCAGGCCATTCCGCCGCAGGTTCAGGCCCAGATGCAGCAGCTTCAGGCACAGCTTCAAGAGGGCAAATCCATCGTCGAAGAGCTGATGCAGGAGAACGACCAGCTCAAGGCCAAGGAGCAGGCCAAGGATGCCGAGATCCGCGCCAAGATCTATGCCGAAGACGAGGCGACCGCGCGCGAAAAGATCAAGGCCGCGGCCCAGATTCAGGTGACCGAGATGAACAACGAGACCAAGGAGCTTATTGCCGGGCTGCAGCACGCACTCAGCGAAGCCCAGATGGTCAACGAGCGCCAGAACCAGTTCATGCAAACGCTCATGCAGTTGCAGCAGACCGAGCATTCCCAGGGGATGGATCTCGCAGGCATGCAGCAGAGCCAGGAACAGACCGAATTCGAGCGGCAGCAGGCCATGGAGCAACAGGCTCTAGCGGCCCAGCAGGCTCAGCAAACACCGCCAGCAGGCGGCTAAACCTACCGGTGGGTTCACCGGGCTCCTTAGCAGGAAAACCATGTCAACAGAAAACGCATCGGCGCTTGCCGAGGGGCAGGACTTGCCCGCTGATACCAGTCAGCAAAACGCCACTGGCGCGGAAAGCCAGGAACAGCAGCCCGAGAAGACCTTCACGCAAGCCGAGCTTGACGCGATTGTTCAGAAACGAGCGGCGAAAGAAGCACGCAAGGCAGACGCCCGTTATCAGGAGTTGCAGCGAGAGATCGCCGCCCTGAAAGAGCCTAAGCCTGCCGAGAGCAAGCCGGAAAGCGCACCCAAGCGCGAAGACTTCCAATCGTATGAAGACTATGTAGAGGCCCGCGCCGACTGGCGAGCCGAACAGAAGGTCAACAAGCGGTTCGAGGAATTCGAGAGCAAGTCGAAGACGAAGGAAGCTGAAACCAAGCAGGCGCAAGCCCAGCGTGAGTTTCAGAAGCGAGTGGATGCGGTGATCGAGCTGGGGCAGAAGAACTACCCCGACTTCGACATTGCGATCAATGAAGCG